CAGTTTCCATTCGGATTCCATCAGTCCGTAGGACTTCAGCACCTGCCGGAACATGGGGTTGACCTTCGCGTATTCCGTACCGAGTGCCTCCGCCATATGCTTGGACTGCGCCACGAGGACGGCCATCTTCTCGGCATCCGTGAATATCGGAAGACCCGTCATCTTGAAATAGGTATCGGCCATCTTCCCCACCACCCCGGATTTCGCGCCATCCACCGTGTAGTCGTAGTGCATCCGGCCGCCCATAACCTCACCGATTAACCCCACGGTGGCGGCAACCTCTTTCAACTGGGGCGTCTTCCGAAGCCCCGAGATCGCCTCGACATGTGGGTCGAACACCTTCATCCCGTTTTCTCGCGCATTTAGCCACGTCATGGGGATGTCGGACATTGCCGACAGTACCGGCGCGCCCATCTTCGACATCATCTGGACCTTGAGCATGGTGCCAATCGCATTGGCCACCGTGATGTTCTCAACGTCAAGGTTGCGGCCAAGCACGTCGTCGGAATACCATTTGAGGACGCTCACGGGGCTGGATTCAAGAAGTTTGTCCATCTTCTTGACCTGACTCATGTTTCCCCGAGCCTTGTTTTTCAGATTCTCGGCGATGCGGCGAAGGCCTTTTTCGGGCACCGGACTGAGTTCCCGGACGATGACTTCCGCATGAGACATACTCAACAGGTACTTCTGGAATGCGTCCGCGATGGTTCCACCGCCGTACTTCTTCCGGGCCGCAATCGAGTCTTCCGCCGAGGCGAATACAATCTCTCGGGCGCGACTCAAATACTTGGAGTGTTCGTAGGGATTGTTTACGGACGTTGACCCGTCCTCCGGAATCTTTATCACGCGCCCATTCAGCATGTTCTCCGTAGCCATCTCGGAGAATCCAACCTTGAATTTGGCGATTTCGGCATCGTCGGCATCCGGGATGTATCGGCTGATGACTTCCGCCCAGTCGCTTTTGTCAAAGACGAGTTGTGTAAATCCTGCCTGGTCATGCAGAACCGTCTGCTTGTTCCAGATACGAGGCAGAAAGTTCTTCTGGTGCGGCACGTCACCACCTACAGCATTCAGGCCGGCGCGAGCGTGTTCGGTGTACTTGGTGAGCAGTTGCTGAACCCGTACAGCTTCCGGAAGCGGCGGCGTCCCGTCGGGTCGCAGTTCTCCACGGATGGACCGCTCGATGTCGTCGTCGTACACACCCGAAAGAAACGCGTGAAGGTCGGGTCCGGCCTCGGCGATGAATCCGGCCAGGCGTTCGTAGTGGAGTTGGTGCTTCATCTCGGCAAGTGAGATTCCGTAAACTCCGGGGATGCCCATCGTCAACGCGGCAAAGGTCTTTGCCGGAGACAAGTCATAGGTGGTTCGGACGAATTCGGTGCGTTTGTCGTTGGCACGAAAGACAAGAATCTCCCGGATGATGCGTTCCTTCTTCTTGGCCAGCATGGCTTGACTGTACATCGCCTTCTGGTCAATGGTCATGTCCAGCGAAGCACCCCTGGCCCGACGCAGGACGACCTCATTCTGGAGGCTTTCGGCCTTCGCAATGAGTTCTTCCTCCGTCATATCGGAGAATCGTTTGAGTGCGGCGTTGACGCAGTCCTGTACGCTCATGTCCTATTTCCCTATGCAGGCACCCAGGAATTTGGATACCAGATGGTCTCGTTTGGCCTGCTTGATTTCGGCGTTGACCTTTACGATTTCTTCGGGGATTGTGGGTTTCACGGGTTTTGTCGGGGCTTTATTTAATTTAGAAATCTCCTCTGGTTTTGTTACCTCAATTTTAATTTGATCACCACCTTCAAAAAACCACTTTTCTCCTTCTTTGCTGTAGGTTCCTTTTTCTGTAATATGATAAGGATTTCCTTTTGAATCAACACCAGACATTACTACCTCCGGCCGCGCCTCATCCAGCGTCTTGAGTTCATCCATCACCGCCGCCACGCGTTCGTTGGCCTGCTGGAGGTCCACATTGGCTTGCTCCAGAGGAGTATCGGCCACCGGGGGCTTGGGAGGTTCCGACAACTTTACGATTGGAGGTTCGGAGATGACGGTCATTTTCGGGTCAACCGTCTGATGAATGTCAATGTCGCCGTTCATCCGGGCCAGTTCCGCAACCACGTCGGGATGGGGTTCGACCATACCCCCCATCGTCTCCTCCGGCGCCAGACCCGCACCCCACGTCCCGGCCTCATCCAACGCGACGCCCCCCGTGACTTCCCGGATGGCCTTGGCACGAATGAATTCGATGGTGCGTTTCAGGGCCGTGGCACCCTTGCCGGCGGGGATGTTGTCGTCTTCGCCCTTGATAACGAGGTCGAAGGCGTCAACGAGGGTGCCGTAGGTGTCAAATAGGTAGGCGGCCTCACCGCGGGGACGACTGACCCGAATCGCTCCACGAGCCTCCGCTATGGTCCTCGCCTTGCGTTGCGCCTTGGTCGGTCGCTTGGGTTTCGGCTGATTGCCCTTGTGGAGTTCCTGCATCCACGGCGGTCGCGTGGATTCTGTCTTCCAGACCTTCCGTTCTGCGCCTTCCCCGGCGAATATCTTCTGGGGGGCCTCCGAGATGTCGAAGTCTTCCTTCCACGCCTTGACGCGCGCCACCACCATGTCGTGCGTCGCCGGGGCAACCTCCCGGAGTTGCTTCATCGGCATGGACTTGATGACATCCTGCGCCGGCACCCCGTACTCGCCGAAGGCCCGGATGGTGTCGAGCGTCTTGCCAACCGCGGTGTCCTTGATGGTGTCGAAGTCGCCCAGGGCCTTGAGAAGCATGGGGTTCTTGCCAAGAACATCCTGAATCTCGGCGAGTCCCTTCATGGCCTCCGCCGAGTCGCTTCCGAGGGCCTTGGCCGTGTCCACGACATCCTTGATTTTGGCGATGAACCCCTGCAACCGTTTGCCGAAGGCCGTCTCGGGCTTCATTTCGGCGATTCTGGCGTGTGTCGCGTCGTCGTAGGCCGCGATTTTGTCGATTGGGGTGAGTTCGGCGGCGGTTGGGGGTTCGACGATGCGCTCCGGGACAGGGTTCTTCCGGGGTTCCGGGACATGCGCCTCCCCCGGTACATCCCTAAGCGCCGGGGCCACATTGGTCTCACGACCAGTCACGCTGTCCGCCATGGCCTTGCGAAGTCCCGCAACAATGCGATTCTGACTCCACCGATGGACGCCGGCGTGAACCGCACCGAAGCCGAAGCCCAACGCCACCGAGAACGCCAGATTGGACGACAATACCTTGAGGTCGTAGTCCTCTTGGTATTCCCTAGCGGCGGCGGCCACGGCGGGCTGGACGTAGGCGGTGGCAATTCCCACGTTGGCCGCGCCCGTGAGGACACGGCGCATGAATTTATTCTCAATGCCGACCCGGCCCGCCATCCGGGCAAGGGGGACCACGCCGCGATAGCCAATTCCGGTTACCGGGATGAAGTTGATGGGGTCCGGGATTCCCCCGACAAGTGATCCGGCGAAGCCCACCGCGAAGGCCAGGGGGCCTCGGGGGCCGCGTTCGATGATGCTCCCGTAGTATCCGTTCTCGTCATGCCGTTTTGCCAGAAGCCGGGCGTATTCCCACGGCATGCCCGGAACGTACTGGAGGCCGGGTCGATAGTACGCCGAGCGTTGCCACTCGTCCTGCGTGATGGACTCCTGGTCCACGTCGTTCAGGTTGGCCATCATCAGGTTCAGGCCGTAGATTTCGTGAAGTGGAGACCGGAGCCATGCCAGGGCGGCTTCGGCGCCAAAGCGATCGAAGAAACCCGTTGGTCCTTCGGGGGCGCGAGCCAGCCACCCCAGTTCCTGTTGTGGTTGTTTCGGATAAATTGAAGGAGTGAACATAACTACTTAGTCCAGGGGAAAGCCGATTTCCATGTCTTCACAAATCCCTCTTGCAAGTATCCTCGACCAGTCTCAATTGTTTCGACTGCGGCCTTTCCACCAAGTTCTTCGTATGCCTTTTTGAGGACATTGGTATATTTCTGCGGGTTCCTCATTCTCGCCAACGCCTCAATCCTTCCGACGGGAACGATGAACATCTCGTTCCGATTGTTGAAAACGGGCCTATCGTTTTCGTCGTATAACACATACCCCTCTCCAGCCCGGAAATTTACATTCCATATTCCCGCAATCTGGTTTGGAAGTTTCGATTGGTCCCTGTCTTCCACGAGCAACTTGAAATAATGGCCCTTCTTAACCGTCTTCGTGTACGTTTCGTAATCCTGTTTCCTGAACGGATCGAGTGCCCCAAACTTGGAAAATTCACTTCCCACACCGAGCGGGTCGGCTACTTCCTCCGCAACGGTCGTCGGAAGTTTCCCGAGCATCGCCGCTTCCACGCCGTCATTTATCATGTCCTGCGTGAGTTCGACGGTGACAACATTATCTTTTCCGAATCGCTCGCTGGCGACATGGATTTTATTCCGCACCCACGTCTGCGACGACGTTGTTCGAGAAGGGCCGACATAGCCCACCTTTCCGTATCTTCCGTAAAGTAGGTTGTATGCTCCCGCAACCCTTCTTTCAATTGTCGACTCTGGCCCGATCATCGCATAATCAATAATTGTGTCAACTGCGAGTGGGGCCTTGGCTTCGTGAATGGTTCTCAAATCCGCATAATGGTCCTCATTGACAACTTTCCGATACTGGTTTCTATCGGACTCGTTGGCAAGGTTTGGTTTTTCCTTTAAGAGTTTCCGTCTATTTTCGACTTTATCGGAGGCGTCCATCAACTTCCAATCTTGTTCATACCTTCCGGCAAAAAGGATGAGATTCGATTCGGACAATCCGGCCCTTCCAAATTGCGCCAGAGAGCCACCGAATTTTCTTGATCCCATTTCAGTGGCGAGTTGGTTGATTGCATTATTCCTGGCCTCTGGATCACCAATATTCTGGATTCTGTTTGCAATGATTTCCGAGTTTTGATTTGTGAACCACATCCTGCTGTCTTCCGGAGTTTCCCATAAGTCATATATTTCTTCCCTGCGATTCAGTTGTTCTCCAAGTGTTGCATTTTGAGGAAGCGGGGGGAATGTTATGGCAAGAGAACTCCCGTAAGTGTAAGCAAAATCCATCACCAAGTCCTGCAACATTGCCAAGTCACGCGGATGCGATGGTGTGTCCACCATCGCATCACGCATGGGCTTCATTATGGTTTTGTCAATCAGGTTCCGAGCGCTTGCGTTTGATGCCGCGTCTTTCCCGGTTAGCGGAAGATTTTTTTCGATGGCATTCTGAATTGACGTGAATGTGTCCTTTCCTTTCTCGAAAATTAATCCTTCCACAATGGTATCGTGCGCCCTTTCACTGGCCGCACGTCTCTGCTTGACAACGTATTGTCCCGATTCATCAAGAAGCCCAACCATTGTCTCAACTTCGGGAAGATACCCTGCCTTTCCCATCTTGAGGATTTGCATATCTTCCGAATCCTCGGCCAGCCTCCCCTGTGTTATGGCGAGTCCGTTGTTGTTCTTGACTGTGGCCTCGAATTTGTTTATGAGTTGAACGCGCCTGGTGGAGTCGATGTTCAGGGCGGGATCGGAAAAGTGCTCGTATGCTTCTTCCTTGAGTGACTTAATTGCACCGACAGGATCTCGGGCACCGTAATTCTCGATTACTTGGTTTGTTATCCGTTGCGCGAAATTAAGTTTCATGCCCATCGCTTTCGCCGGGTCGTACACCGTCCCCGTCATCTTATCAACCACATCTGAATATTGTGCGTATGCCGTTATGGGGTCAACGTCACCACGCCCTGCCCGATCCATCAGACTCATATCAAGATACTCAACTTGACTCGCGGAACGAGCAAGGAGGGTGTTCGTCCGTTCCCCGATGGCGTTCACGACAAACTTGCTCTGAAGTTCAAGCGCCCTGTTTCTGAATTCCAGCCTTGTGGGTTCATCGACATTTTTAAGATGTTTGTCAAGCATCTCATCTATCAAAAGATTTGTCCGGTCACGGATGGATTCTTCTCTGTTGAATGGATCTTCGATGTTTTTCGGATTGAGTTTTTCTTCCTCGTTGGCGAGAACTGACCTCGTATACATTTCCCTTTCCGCTTCACCCAGTTGCGTCACGTTGTAGAGTTTCTTCTGCTCTTTGTAAATCCCGATGGCGACGTTCGCCGCATTCCCCGAAATATCCCCCAAGGTCTGCGTCAGCGCCATCGCGGTCGTCACCGGGACGCCCTGCTCTCTCGGCATCTGGCCGGGTTCGGGGACGCGGGCGGATGGTGTAAACGACAACCCGGCCACGCGACCGCTGACGGAGGGTTTGCGGGTGGTTACGGAAATCTGGGGGATTGTCATTTCATCGCTCCATAAGCGCCGATGACCGTGTTCACGCCCTGACCAATCCCGCCAATCAGCATCTGGTTGCCCTGACGTTTGAGCGCGGCCGACTCAATCTGGCCGCTACGAATCATGCGGTTGGCCTCGTAGGTTGCCGTCTTGCGGATGATGTCGGCCTCGTCCACGAATCGGCGGGCCTGGTTGGCGGCTTCCTGCCCCACGATGCCGGCCTGACTCAGCAGGCGTTTCGACTGGATGGCCCCCTGCGACAGGACGTTGTTGACGTTCTTCACGGCGAGATTGTAGGACTCCTGCATAACTTGGAGGGGGGATCCGCTCGACAGGACCACGCCGGCCGCGCCGAAGGCGGCCTGCTGGGCACCCAGGAGTCGGTTCTGCTCGACGGCCATGCCCCCGGCCTCCGCCGCGGCGGATTGCTCGGCGGCCAGGGCGTCCTCTTCCAGAATCGTCTGGTTGGCCTCCGCAATTTCCATGAGGTCGCGGGCGTCCTGGAGTGTCCGGCGGCGGTTCTCCTCGGCGACGGCGTAGTACGCCTTGGCGTCCTCGGCGGCGGCATTCATGGCGGCACGGGCGGCGCGTTTCGCACTCTTGCTTCCCAGGATACCGCCAACGATGTCGGAACCCACCTTGGCCGCGACAAGACCGCCGATGATGAGGGGGACGGGCATGGTTATTTCCTCTTGCGTTTCACGCCGCCGTAGGACATCCCGATGGCGAGGGCCTGCTTCCGGCTCGTCACTTTCTTCCCGCTTCCCGACCGCAACGTGTGATGCTTGAACTTGTGCATGATTTCGGACATGGGCATGGTCAGTCTCCTGTCATCATCCTACCATTGATGGACAGCACCGTCAACGCAAACGGCACGGTTTGTTTCAACGTGATCTGCGCGTCATGGTCCCACCCGAGGTTGTGGACCGTCTTCACGCCGGAGAACACGGGCGGTGCGGCATCCATCGGACTACCGCCTTCGATGAAGTCAATGTCCTGGTCGTTGATGTTCAGGCCCTGCGACGCCTGGACGCGGACTCCGATTTCGGCGAATCGTTTGTTTACCATGAAATTCGACGGAAACGGCATGGTCTTGGCCGTTCCGGTGTAGGGCAGGCCAACGTAGGCCAACGTGACCGGCTCAGGCAGGGTGACAATTCCACCGGAAACCACGAACTGCCCCAGGTATTCCCCCGTCGTCACGTTGACGACGCCAACCGTCTTGCCTTCCAGCCGGGTGAATCCCCCCGGGGTGGTCGTCGCGACGCCGGAATACAGACTCACGCTGTCGAGGAAGTACGAGGTATCGAATTTCTCGATGCTTCGGACGCCGGCTCGGTTGACGATGACGATGACCGCGGCGGTACGTTTCGATGGGTCGTAGACGCTGGCGATGCTCTCGAACAGGCCGTCCGTGACCACGCGGCAGAATCCGACGACGTTCAACTCCTGGAAGTAGGTCATGCCGACCAACTGGCCGTCCGACCGAACCGCCCAGAGGACGCGGCTCGGCTCGTCCTCGAACGCGACCTCGGTGAAATACTTGGTCGAGTCGGCCATGTGTTCGGCCAGAAACGTGAGATTCTCGGCCTTGTAGATGTCCGTGTCCTGGTTGTAGTTCAGCCGCCGGATCCGACTCAAGCCGTACTGGACGAACATGACCTCGTTGTCCGTGCGGGCCGGCTTGATGCGGGCGGTTCCTAGGTCCACCTGCTTCTTGATGTCCACGCTGACCGGGGAAAGCGACTCGTTGTAGCCCGACGCCCGGGCGATGGATTGGGTGGTTCCGAAGACCAGGCACCGTGTTGATTCGAGCCATGAGATGTCGCCATTGATGACGACAGTAAACTGAAAGGGGTCTCCTGCGGTGGTTCCGGTAACAAAATCCGTGAAGTCGCCGGGAGCACTTCCCCAGATTGTGTTTCCACGGGCGAGGATAAGCCGCTGTTCGTGAACACACACAGCAGCGGGTCCGTAATTGGAACAAAAGATTCCCTTCCACCAATCCACTGTAGGCGTATTTGCTGTCAGTGTCTCCATTACGGTTCCGTGTACTTCCGTGGAACTGATGTATTGCGTTATCTTCACATATCCATCATGGAGCCGATAGCAACGATCAATGTCTGCAGTAGTGAAGATTGGCGTCGATGAAATAAGTTGAACGTGTCCCGTTGTTACATCCGGGTCGATTGTCGTCGCCGTTGTATTTTTGTCGTTGTACGGACCATCCAAATCAATCTGCTCGAATTCCATTCCCCACAATCCACCGGGGGATATATAGTTGGAAGGGTCGAATGTCAATCGTCTCGGGAAATGTTTCTCATGGATAAGATATATCGTATTTCCCCAAACATCATAATCAATCCGATTCAGTTCAGAAGTTGCAAATGGAGATACAAACTCATACGGAACAGGAACGCCCATCGGAGCCGGAATCGTCACGCGAGTCTCGTTGTAATGCCAGGGCCGTATGTATAGATTCCCGGCCTCAAGAAAGAACGTGGTAAATAATCCGGGGATTTCAGGATGTTCAATGGATGCCTGAACGAATGGAATCAGCCGCGTTGCATTCGCGCTTGATTTTACTTCAGCGATGTACTTCGTTCCACGCCGAAACTCAATCCCGCCATACGGAATCGGCACGAAGTTCTCGCAGGTCTCCATCGACTTCGCGTAATTCTCAAGGTCGAACCGTCCCTTGATTTTCGGAGATACTTCACCCAACGAGAAGTCCGTGAAGAACGGCGCTGAACGACTCGACATGACTCCTCCTCACGGGGGGCTGACAAACGCAGAATCCGACCCGCCGAACCGTGCGTTGATGATATCCTCGTCGTAAATCACATCGCCGTTGCCCTCCTGGGCATCCGCGAGGCGGGCGTCGATGAGGAACAGGCGGAATTCCTGAAGTTTCTGGTTGGCCACGTCAGGCGCATTCATCATCGGGATGGCGAGTCTCGACTGGAGAAGCAGTTCCAACGCTTCTCGGAACAGAGAGTCCCACTGGTTCACGTCCGTGATGCGGGACAGGTATTTGATGATGACGGCGGATTCGTCGGTGAGCAGTGCCCGGCCTTCAATCATCCAGTCGTAATTCTCGTCATCGTTGTTCAGTACTCGGAGACAGTCAGCCGGAAGGCCGAACTGATGGTCATACCCGGACACCGGCGCCGGGAGGACTTCGGCGAGCGCGATACGTTTCGTGGCGAAGTTCCACGGGTGCATCCGGATGAGTTTGTCCCGCGCCGCTTCGTAGATGGTGTTGCACGTCCTGGCCGCATCCGAGTTATCCGTCAAACTGGAAATCGGTTTCGCGCCAATCTGGACGAGCGCCGAATTGCATACGTCCACCGGACTCGCCATGACGACCTCCGCTTAAAAGACGGGGGCGGCAGGTTCACTACCGCCCCCGTTTGAATCAGTCGATCGCGTAGACGAGGAACAGATTGACCGTCGCGCCGGCCGGGATCGTGTCGCCCAGGCACTTGCCCTGGACCGTCACATACCCCTCGCTCACCGATTTCTCAATCTGATACCCGGTCTTGCTCGCGTTGGTCCCACCGCCAAGCGGCAGAACACCGGCCGCGGCAACGTCCCCGCCATCGAGGAACTTGTCAACCACCGCGACGACGGTCGTCCCGTCCGCCTTGGTGTGCGCCGTGAAACCGATGTCCAGCGTCCGGCCCACGCCAAACGCGGAGAAATTCACCGCCGACAACGCCGGGATCACTCGAGCGCCGCCCGGGAGTTCGCACAGATCCATCGTGCTGTTGGCGTCGCCCGCCGCGGCACCCTGCGTGAAATTCCCGACCTTGATCCGCAACTTTCCACTGTCCTCGCTGGACTGGTTCTTCACCGGAGGGACCGCCCTCAGGTTCGTAACCTGCGTGGATTTTTCGGTCGTAACGGCCATGATACCTTCTCCTTACTGTGAAACCGGCTCGCTGTATAACCGGCTCCGGGTTAAATTCCCGGGGGACGGCATACACCGTCCCCCGGTCCAGATTACGACTCCAGGCACTCGATCTCGACCACGCCCGCTTCCTCGACCCGCACCGCGCCGACCTTCACGTCCATGAAGACGTAGACGCCGTTGCGTTTCATCGGGATGGTGTTGATCGTGCTGACGATGTCGTGCCACACGCCGTAGACGATGCTACGGGGATGGAACGCCACGCAGAACCGGCTCGTCGCGACCTTCGCCTGCCGCTCGTACCGGATGAAGTTGAAGCCCATGAACGTGTTGACATGGCCTTCCACCAGCGCCTTCACGCCGACGTAATCCGCTGACGTGATTTTCTGCTCGTTGAGCATGTTCCGGATCTGCTGGCTGCTCGCCACGAAGATACGGCCGTCCTCGGGGATTTCCGCCGTGTCCATCTTCTCTTTCGTGAGGAGAATCTTGTCCAGCGTGAGGCCGGTTCCGCCAACTGCGATCTTCGACGCGGTCGGGAGGACCACCGGGGTCGCTCCGCCGTGTCCGGATGCCGCACTCCCGCGGAGCGCGTCGTAGACGATCTTGTCTTTCGCGCGCTGCAGGGCGGCCATTCCAATCCGGGCGTAGGACGCCGACGGACTGACCAGCATCATCTTCTCGTCGTCCTTGTCCACCATCTCGCCCCATTCTTTCGTCTGGGGATACATCCAGCGCCGCGTATGGTCGCTGGAAACCAGCGGGCCATCCGAATGCCGGCCCGTCGGGTCAACGGCTTCGGTCGAGGCCAGACGCTCGATGTCCGTGGCTTCGCCGATGATTCCGGATTTGAGAGTACACTGACCGGCAAGACGCGACTCAAACTGCTGGGAAAGCAGCATGATGGCCGCATCGTACTGTGAAACAAAGGCTTCTGTGATTGTGAAACTCATGTTATCCTCCACGCGTCAAACCGATGGACGAAGTTGTCCACCGGCACAACTGCGGAGGATAATCGGGGAACGCCCCCGGTCCTGCCTTGCCCCTTACGCGGGCCGTGCGGGTTGATTCAGATAGGGCCGCCAACCAGCGGTAATCCTATCCCGTCGCCTTCGACGGCATCATCTTCCAAAGATTTCCGAGTTCTGCAAGCACTTTCTTGTGTTCCGGGTGATTTCCGTTCATGTGACGCGGGTCTTTCTCCAGTTCCTTGATCTTCAAAAGAATCTGGTCCGGGGTGTTCCGCAGCGGGTCCACAGTACGCCCCTTCACGATGGCCCGGTCGTCCACCCACTGCTGGGCGATCTTGTTCATGAAGATGAGGAAGTCCGGATCCTTGCCCCAGTCCGATGCGTCAATCTTCTCCATCACGGAGGGCGGCGCCATCTGGAGCATGAACCGGCGAATCTCCTCCAGCCGGGCCGGCTTCGCCTGGCCGAATTCCTGACCGAGTCGCTTCTCGGCCGCTTCATTCGCCTTCGTCTGCTCGTCGTTCAGAACCTTGAGCGCACCCATCTGGCGTTCGTTCATCGCCTGGAGCATCGCGTTGGCCTGTTTGTTCGAGAGGAAGTTGGCGTGAGAGAATTTGTAGAAGTCGTTCATGAACGCCTCGTCCATCTCGAATCCTTCGGGCAGATTCTTGGTGTCGAGTTTCTGGTATCCCTCGGCCTTCTCGGGCCATCCCAGTTTCGCGTGGACCTTGCCCCATTCCTCGGGCGGCGCATCCGCGGCGGGAATCCGGATGGACCCGCCGACCATCTGTTTCGTGGTGAGGTACGACTTGGCTAAATCTTCCACGCTCTTGAATGCCTTGAGCGAGTCATCCCCCTGCATCTCTGCCGGCAAAGATTCGAGCCATTCTCCCATCGTACCCTCCTATCGGTTTTCCAGCATATCCGATGTGCTGGGTTCTTCGGTTTTCGCCCGGAACCGTTCTGGGTGAAGGTGTCGTTCGATCAACGCTTCAATGTGCTGAACCACTTCGCGGCACCCCTCATTGTAGAGCGTGCCCAGTTCATCCACGCGCCCGTTCGCATCCCGATAAACAGGAGAACGATGCGGGGTGCAAAAAAAATCATGCCTCAAATCCTCCAAGATCTTCTTGCCCGAATCCGACGTGAAAACGTCGTGGTATGTCGCGGCTTTCTCAACCAGGTCCAATGGACGCCTCCGCCGGTTGAGTCAGTCCCGCCTTCCCCATCGTCTCCAGCATCATCATCTGTTGCTGTTGCTTGGCCGCCGCGGCCTGGGCGTCGTTGCGTTTCTTCCGGATGGCCGTGACCTTGGCCTGGTCGCGGATGAGTGCGAACGGAACCCCGAGTCGTTCCCCACCCATCCGGACGAAGGCGTCGGTGTCCACGGTGTCGATGGACTCCGGATTAATCTGCGCCGCCGGCCCGACGACCTCGGCCAGCCACCGTTCCGCCGCAATCACGTCGTTCATCTTCTGGGCGCGTGCCAGCGCGCCCTTGAAGTTCACCGTGACGACGGGTTGCCCGGTCCTGGCAAACTCCTCGACAATCTCCACCGGCGGGTCGTCAAACGCGCCCGCGCTCCGCATAATCTCGAATGTATTGCGGACGAGCGGACGCAAAAGTTCGACAACGAGCCGCGACATCTGCGGCCCCATGATGCCGTACATCTGTTCCATCCGGCGATTCACTTCGGTCGCCGTCATCGGCGTGTTCTGCGCCGGCGGCATGAGCAACTGGTCAATGAAGAACGCTTTCCGGATGGCGTCCTGGAGTTCCAGTTTCTTCAGGTTGACCACATCGAATCTGGCGCCCGTGCCGAGTTCCTTCAGGTATGAACCTTGCCGGACATACGTGATGCTGTTCGGCTTGATCACAACCGACCCGCCGAGGACGCCGTCGTCGTCCGTGATGTAGGACGATGCCACGGCCTTCACCATGCTTCTCGCTTCGAGTTCGACGATGCGGTTCAGCATCCGGATGTCCGGCAGGGCGTCCATCGCCGGCGACCGGCCGTAGGACTCGTCGGCCGACATCGAGAATCGCGGGGCCAGGTATGGGAACCGACGATACCCCGACTCCTTGATGACCTCCTTGTCCTCCAGGCACACGTACACCGACGCCCACGGCATCCGCGTCTGCGGCCCGAACAGGGCGTAGTCGCTTCGCGGAAATACCGCATGGACAACCGTGAATATCGTCTCGTATTTCTTATTGAACCACGCCTCACGCATCTTGGTCGTGAGCCGGTCCTCCCCGAATCGTTCCACGATGTCCAGCAGGTTCATCTTGTTGGCGCGGTACACCTCGTTGACCTGTTGCGCCGCGTCCACGTCCCACACGTACTCGCTCTGGTAGAACGTCTGGAAGATGAGCCCACCGAATCCTCGTTGCGTGGTCTCCGCCTCTTCCTCCAGGGTCAGCGACGAACCGAACGTCGTCAGGTCCTGGTAGGTCTCGTTTATGGCGCTTCCGAAATTGGAAAGTTGCAACGCCACGAACATGCGGTCCGTCGAGTCGGCCAGCCACCGCTTCACGGCCTCCATCCGGTTCAGCGTCTCGTTCGTCATCACCAAGTCGAACCACGGAATCACGTCGGACGTGAGCGTCGATTGTAGTGAAGACGCCAGGCGACTCGCGGAAAGCACCGCCGTCGAATCGAAGATGCGCTGGTTGTTCTGCGTCCCGGGCTGACGCGACATCGTGATGTTGGCCTTCGTCGGGTAGACGTACTCGGCGAGGTCCTGGTACAACGACGAAAAATTCATGCGGTCGCCGGACAACTTGTTGTACCGCGTGATGATCTTCTCGCTGATGTTCATGCGTTACCCCTGCGTGATTTTCAGCGTGATGGTCCCCATCGTGAATTCGCCCGTTTTCACGCCGAGCCGGTACAGCGTCTTCGGCGAGTCGCTTCGCGCGTTGCGTTGCGCGGTGGCCGTGAATGTCTCGATGTCTTCCCACGTCACGCCTTCGTCGGAACTCCGCTGAAGTGTGACGGTGGCAATCGCGCCGGCCGCGTAGTTGATCCACACCCCGAACTCCAGCGGCGCGGGTGAGAGTTTCACCCCAACGGTGAACGTGTTCTGTGCCGTGACGACGGCGACGGCGTTGACATTCGGACCCATGACTTCCTCCTATACCATGAGATTTTGGTTTCGCATCTTCAGCGCAATCAGTCCAAGGCCCGTCGGAAACAGCATCTTGAGCGCCGGCAGTGACGCCTGTCCGTTGGAAGATACCGTGGTCCCCGCGACCCACCCCTTCCCGAGTTGCCACTTCCCCCCGGTCGCCATCGCGTTGGCCCGTGCCGCAATGATCGGGTCCGGCACCGCGCCAGTGAATGGATTTGAGTAGGTGTACGCCGGGATGTCCACGGCGGGCGTCGTCGCCTTCGCCTTCGCC